ATGGAAATCGTAGCAGCCCCCGATACCAAAGGCGAACTCAGGATGGACAGCCGAGCGCTGGCTGAGCGGATGGACAACCAGCACGCCAGCATCGTCAAGCTGATTGACCGAAACCTTGGGCACTTCGAGCGGTTCGGTGGGGTCGGATTTGAAATCCAGACCCTGGAGACCAAAGGCGGGAAGCAGGAGAGCCGCTGCGCCTACCTGAACGAGGATCAGTGCTACTTCCTGCTGACCCTGGTTCGCAACAACGACAAGACCGTGCCCATGAAGGCCGATGTGGTCGCCGCGTTCGCCAAGGCCCGCGCCCTGGCCCAGTGCGTAACAGAACGTTACGCACCCGCCCTGATCAGCGCGCGGGGCGTGGCGGCCGGGCTGGGCTGCTCCGCGAAGAGCGCCATGAATCGCCTCAGCTACCGCCAGATCCAGCCCACCCACCACTGCTTCGAGCCCGTCTGCGGCGCGCCCACGTTCCTCTTCCCGCTGGAGGAAGTGGAGGCCGTCTGGCCCGCCGGGCAGTTCGAACCGCACCGGGGAGAGGCCCTACCCGGCACGGCCCCCGTCCGGCAGGCCATCACTGCCAGCGCCAGCGGCAAGATCGCCCGCCAGCACCGCCCCCGCCTGCTGCCCACCGACACCAGCACCGAGCAGTTGGCCCGCCGCCTCCTGAGCCTGGAAGCGCAGAAGCGGGCCGTCCTCAAAGAACTGGCGGCCCTGGCATGACCACCAAGCCCACCCCTGCCCCCACCGAACCCACCCGCATCACCACGCGGCGAGACCCCCAGGCGCACGCGCGCCTGATGGCCACGCTGCTGCCGGAGTACGTGAAACCCGCCCCCGCGCCGGCCGCCAAGAAGGCGAGCTGAGAAACCAGAACCCCTCCGGTCATCGCTGTTCGCGCAGCTCTCGGAGGGGTCAGGAGACACCCACATGGTACACCAGCCCCGCCCCACGAACATCACCCGCACCTGGACCGCCGAAGTCGTGGACCGCCTGGACGGCGCAGTCGTGCAGGTCCGCACGCACACCGTCACCCTCGCCGCCGACCACATCGGGCACCAGACGGCCGTGGTGGACAGCGAGCCCAGCACCGTGCAACGCGCCGTGCAGATCCTCGAGGACGCCCGCCTGGTCGTCATGACCAGCGAAGTCCGGCAGGGGAGGGCCGCGTGAGCGCCCCGCGCCCCACCACGCGCCCCGCCAGCAGTGGCGGATCGAGGGCCCTGTGACGACCGAGAGCATCCGCACCCGTCGCGACCGGTTCGCGCAGGCGGCGCTCACCGGACTGCTGGCGCACATCGACCGCAACGCCCCGGCCGCCGTCCGGGAAGCCCAGCTCAACGCCATCAGCGCCGAGGCCGTGGAGTATGCCGACGCCACCATCGCCCGCCTCAACCGGACGGCCATCTACCCCGCCGAGATCAACCCCAACGACGAGGCCGCCATCGACAACGCGAGGCGCGGATGACCCGCTCGCAGCTGCACCTCATCGAGGTCCTCGTGGCCCGCTGGAGCCTGTGCGCCTGGATGGCCGCCCGCCTCTGCGCGTGCGGTGAACGCAAGGCCCCCACTGAGGCCCTGTGCCCCAGCTGCGAGGCGAGGCGCTGATGGCCCGCCCCCGCCATGAAACGAAAGCCCGCGTGCTGCACGCCGTCACGCGCCAGCCGGGCAGCACGGCCGTCGAACTGCGACGCGCTACGAAGCTCCACCACGCCAGCCTCCTCGGCTACCTGCGCGAGCTGGTGTTGGACGGCCTGGTCTGCACGGACCTCGAACACGCCCGCACCACCTACCGCCGCACCAACACCACCCGGAGGGCCGCATGAGCCGCCTGTTCTTCGCCTGCCTGTTCGCGTACCTCGCCTGCCAGATCGTCAGCGCACCCCGCCCCAGCGGCGGCGAGCTGGCCCTGCTGGCCGTGACGTTCACCGCGGCCGTGGTGTTCCTGCACCACTTCTTCGTCTACCCGCCCCGCGCCCTCCGGAGGACCCGCACCTGACCCCCTTGGGAGGGCGGCCGCATTCCCCAATCACGCCGAGACAGCCCCGGAGAGCCCACCGCAATCACTCGACACCCATCGACCACCGGCAGCAGGCCCGACCACCGATGGACCCCAGGAGACCGACATGGCCATTCAGATGCAGTCCGACCGCCCCGCCAGCACCGACACCAACCGCTTCGAAGGTGACCCCGGCACGTACAAGTTCAAACTCGCCGAGATCGTCATCGACCAGGGCAGCGACTTCGAAGACAAGACCAAGACCTTCCCCCAGGCCCGCTTCGTGTGGGAAGACGAGGACGGCGACCGCTTCAGCGACAGCTTCGTGAAGATCCCCCTCGGGTTCCGCCTGAACAGCAAGGCCAAGTTCACCAACCGCCTCAGCGCCCTCGTCGGCCGCCCCCTCACCGACGAGGACGCCCACCTGCTCAGCATCGACCTCGGCCCCGACATCAACAGCTACGACGACCTGGCCGACGCCGTCGCCGAAGTCACCGACAGCGGCCGCCCCGCGTTCGTGCGCGTCGTCGCGCTGGACTTCGACGGCCAGAGCCTGATCGGGCGCGAGGCCATGCTCACGCTCGGCGTGAACGCCAAGGGCTACAACACCTGCGGCGCGAGCGGCGCGGCCCCCATCCCCACCGGCGCCGGCAAGAAGAAGAAGGCCCCCGCGGGTGACAGCGAGCAGCTGCTCGACCCGCCCCCCGCGCCCCGCAAGAACAACACCACGGACCCCGCCTTCGGTTACTGACCCACACGTCGAAGCCCCGCCCAGAGCTTGCAGGCGGGGCGGGGCTTCGATCACCCAGGGGTGACACCAACATGATGCACGAACTCGACACCACCACATACGCGGGCGATCCGGAAAGCGTTCCCGGATCCGCCCGCGGTCCTGAACCGGAGCGAACCGTGAGTAGCCTCGAACTGGTTCACGTCCCGCTCCCCCGACGCATGAATCCCTTGCACGTCGATCCCGACCGGCTGGCCCGGGCTCGCGCACGCCGCACCGTGAAGGTGCTGAACGTGGACGCTGTGATCCTCCGCGCCCGCCGCGTGGCGCTCCGGGGGTTGCCGGAGATCGCCACACTGCCCTGCGGCTGCAACGGCGTGAACCTTTGCCCCTGGGCAGCCCAGCGCTACATCGACATGTGGGAAGGCCAGCCCGCGCTCGCCCGCACAGCCGCTGACGAGTTCACCGAGCACCGCCAGGCGCTCAGCCCTCGGGGTCCTTCCCGCCCGCGGCGCACCGACATCGGCCTGCAGGTCGCCCGTGAGGTCCTGGCGGTGACCGCATGAGCCAGGACGCCCCCGCCATCTGGCGCACCCTCCGGCAGCGGCCCGCGCAGCCCGAGAGCGTCGCGCCCGCCGTGGCCGCCCAGGTCACCCGGGACCGACTCCAGGCCCTGCTGGAGCAGCACGAACCGCACCAGCCCCTCGCGCTCGCCGCGTACCTCAACGGCACGCCCACCCTCACCGCGCTGGACCAGCTCACGCCCGGCGAAGTGCAGGCCATGCTGGACCGCCTGCTCGGCAACCCCACGTACACCCTCGCCGCCTGGATCAAGCACCTGCAACTGCAGGCCGTCAGCGCTGAGTTGACTGGAGCGGGGTGGTTGCGGTGAAGGCCCCCGCGTACGCCCCGCTGTTCCCTGAGCTGCCGCTGGCTGAGAACGCCGTGGTGGCGCCCGGCGAGATCGTGGTCGTGAACTTCGCCGGCGGGGGAGGTGCCTCCGAGGGCATCACCCGCGCCATGCGCCGGCCCGTGAACATCGCCATCAACCACAACGCCGTCGCGCTCGGCATGCACCGCGTCAACAGCCCCTACACCACCCACTACATCGAGGACGTGTGGCACGTGGACCCCCGCGAGGCTGCCGCCGGCCGCCCCGTGGCCCTCGCCCAGTTCAGCCCGGACTGCACCCACTTCAGCCGCGCCCGCGGCAAGAAGCCCCGCAGCAAGAAGATCCGGGGTCTCGCCTGGGTCGCCGTGCGCTGGGCCGCCACCGTCCGCCCCCGCGTGATCATCCTCGAGAACGTCGATGAATTCACCACCTGGGGCCCGCTGGACCGCGCCGGACAGCCCATCAAGGCCCAGGAAGGCCGGACGTACCGCAGCTTCCTGAACGCCCTGAAGTACCTCGGCTACCAGGTGGACAGCCGCGTCCTGCGCGCCTGCGATTACGGCGCCGGCACGACCCGCGAGCGGTACTTCCTGATCGCGCGCTGCGACGGCCGGCCCATCGTGTGGCCCGAGCCCACGCACGCCGCCCCGGACGACCCGCGCGTCCTGGCGGGCGAGCTGAAGGCGTGGCCTGTGGCGGCCGATTTCATCGACTGGAGCATCCCCACCCGCAGCGTGTTCGGCCGGAAGAAGGCCATTGCCCCCGACTCCCTCAAGCGGTTCTCCATCGGCTTCCACCGCTGGGCGCTGCGCACCGCGCCCTACGTGATCCCGGCCGGGGACGCCGTGGCCTTCATCGAAAAGGCGTATGGCGGGAACTACGAGGGCCCCGGCATCCCGGTCACCGCGCCGGTGGACACGGTGACGACCGTGGATCATCACCGCCTCGTCACGGCCCACATCAGCGCGTACTACGGCAACGACGGCAAGGGCGACCCGGGCCAGCCGGTCACCGCGCCCCTGCGGACCGTGCCCACGAAAGACCGCTTCGCCCTGACCACCACATCCCTTGACGACCACCCCACCCCCGACACGCTGAACCGCGCCCGGCAGGTGTACGCCGTCCTGATGGAGCACCTGGGCGCCGACGCCCTGGCCGGCCACGCGGACCACGCCGCGCAGCTGGTGCACCTGGTCGTGAACGGGCGCCGGTACGTGGTGTGGGACCTGCGCTTCCGGATGCTCACCGCCCGCGAGCTGTACAGCAGCCACGGCTTCAGCCGCGAGTACGTCATCGACCGCACCGCCGACGGCCTGCGGATCACGGTGGAAGCGCAGAAGGAAATGGTGGGGAACAGCGTTCCGCCGCCTCCCATGACCGCGCTGACCCTGAGCAACCTCGCGCACACCTACCAAGAGGCGGCCGACTGATGACCCCCACCCCGGACCTCCTGAACCTCGCCCTCGCCATGCACGAGCACGGGTGCAGCCTCATCCCCGTCGGCCAGGACAAGCGCCCCTGGATCGTCTGGAAGCCGTACCAGACCAAGCAGGCCAGCGCCGATCAGCTCCGCAAGTGGGCCGCGGACCCCCGCACCACCGGCTTCGCCCTCGTCTGCGGCCCCGTCAGCGGCGGCGCCGAAGTCCTCGACTTCGACGACCACGACATGTACGTCCAGATGGTCCAGGCCGCCCCCGACTGGTTCCTCACCCTCCCCAGCCAGAAGACCGGCGGGGGCGGGTGGCAGGTCGCCTACCGCCGCCCCCAACCCCAACCCAACAGCAAACTCGCGTGGCTGCCCCGCGAGGCGGACGAGAACGGCGTCGCCATCCGGGACGGCCGCGTGATCGGCATCGAAACGCGCGGCACCGGCGGGTACGTCCTCATCCCCCACAGCCTCCACCCCAGCGGCAACACCTATCAGCCCGAGCACGGCACGTTCGCCGAGCTGCCCATGCTCACCGAAGCGCAGGCCGAGCGGCTCTGGCAGACCGCCCGGGACCTCTGCCAGAAACCTGTCGGGGACCTCGAACTCGCCCGCTTGCAGAAGGCCCACGAGAGCCGCCGGACGCCCCGCGCCGCAGCGGACGGTGAGAGCGTCGTGGATGCGTACAACGCCCGGCACGGCATCAAGGACGCCCTGGCGGCCGCTGGGTACACACCCTTCACCGCCACCCGCTGGACGCGGCCCGGCACGGACGCCAGCCCCGGCGGCGTGCACCTCCTGCAGGACAAACGCGGCCGCCTGTGCAGCTACCACCACTCGTCGAACGACCTCATGAACGACGGGCACCTGCATGACCCCTTCGACCTGTACGTCGCGTACGAACACGGCGGGGACTTCAGCCGGGCCGTCAAGGCCGCCGCCCGCGACCTCGGCATCAAACCCCCCGAGCGCCCCGCGCAGCCCGGCATCCAGGTCGGGCCGCGCAGCATCGACGGCAGCCCCGCCCCCGCCCTCCAGGCCGCCCTGGACGTCGAACCCCGAAAGAGCCCCGTGTACGCCGCGCACGGCGGGTACACCATCGACCGCCCCGTCAAGAAGAACGGCGAGATCGTCGACTGGACGCCCGAGCAGCTCACCAACTGGACGTGGACGCCCACCCTGCGCCTCCACTACCCGGACGGCAGCGTCGGCGAGCGCGGCGCGCTGATCGTCAACGGCCGGAGCAGGGGCGAGGTGCAGGTCGCCGCCCGCGCCTGGAGCAGCCGCAAGGACCTCCTGGAAGTGATCGCCGGGTACCAGGCCATCTGCTACACCACCAACAACGCCGACATCGGCAAGATCTACCAGGGCATCAGCCTCACCACGGACGACCTGCCCGCCGCGCGCGGGGTGCGCAGCTACGGCCTGCACCTCGTCGAAGGCGAGTGGCTGGAACTGTTCGAGGACCGCACCATCAGCACCCACGACCTCCCCCCGGTGTTCTACGCCGGGACGCCCATCGACCCCGGCAGCCGCAGCTTCCGCGCGCCCCGCGAAGCCACCCCTGAGCAGGTCGATCAGGCCCGCCGGGCCATCATCCAACTCCCCGGCCTGGTCACGCCCGCCACCGCCCGCGCCGTCCTCGGGTACGCCGTCGCCGCCGCGTTCGCCCCCCGCATCACCCCCAGCTTAGGCAACCGCCTCCCGTTCCTCTACAACGCCGGGGAACGCGAGAGCGGCAAGACCAGCGCCGCGCAGATCGCCCTGGAACTCACCACCGGCTACAGCGCCCGCATCACCAAAGCCGGCGGCATGACCCCCTACCAGTACGACATCGCCCACAGCGGCGCCAACAACCTCCTCAGCATCCTCGACGAGTACCGCCCCGGCGAGATCGACGACGCCCAGCTGCGCAAACACCACGACCTCGGCACCAAATGGCGCGGGAGCGGCGTGGCCAGCAAGGACCACGCGTACGAACTCAACGCCCCCACCATCGTCGCCGGCGAAGGCTTCACGGACGACGCCGCCACCAAAAGCCGCGGCGTGCTGTACTTCACCCGCAAGAAAGACCGCGGCACCGTGCAGGCCTACAGCGAAGTCAGCCGCCTGCCCCTCTGGGCATACGCCGGGCACCTGCACGCGCTGGCCCGCACCACCCCCGAGGACGCCCACCAGGGCCGCCTGAAGGCCGCTGAGGCCCTCGCGCAGCAGGCGATCAGCGGCACCCCCAACCCCCGGCTCCAGTACGCCCTGACGTTCATCGCATACGGCCTCCTGGTCCTCCAGGAAGACGTCGAACCCAGCGCGTTCACCGATCAGGTGATCCTGGACACCCTCAAAGACGGCGTGTTCAACACCCTCGAAGGGGGCAGCGAAGGCATCACCAACCTCGAGATGTTCCTGCAGCAGCTCAGCTTCTGCCTCACCAAGGTCAGCAACCCCCGCCAGTACATCAGCCCCAGCAGCACCAGCGGCCAGCTGATCATCCGCCCCCAGGTCTGCGTGGATCTCGTGCAGGCCCAGTACCGCGAGCGGGCCGCCATCGCCAACGTGACGCTGTTCAAGCAGTACGCCGAGCAGGCCGCGTACTTCGAGCAGGGGGACGTCCACAAGACCCCGGAAGGGAAGACGGTGCGCGGCAAGCGCATCGCCCTGGCCCTCATCCCCGCCCGCTGCGAGGCAGACCTGCTGCGCGAGTTCGAGGAGGCGATGCGCGAATGACCGGGTGTAACGGTTTCACCCCGTTACGCCCTGGTTACACCCTGGGTGTAACCGAATTCAGCGCGTCCCAGACGGGTATTACTACCTCTAAAGACATAGAAGTTACACCTTATGTGACTTCTCAGGGGGTCATACGCACACGCGCACGCACGCACGCGCATATGACCCCCTCAAATCCGTCCGGCCGAAAGACGACAGAAAAAGCCGGAAAAACCAGCACCCAGCGCGGCCCGAACGTGGTTACACCTGGGGGTGTAACCGGCCGGCGTAACCCGCTCCCGGAGGTCCACATGGTCACTCGCAAGGCGATCACCCAGGCACTTCACCTCTCTCTGGGCCAGAGCTACCAGCAGATCACCCAGCTGACCGGGGACGACGCCGGCCTGATCCGCAAGCAGATCCTCACCGGCAAAGCCTGGGCCTCCCGCCCCGCCGCGGAGCGCACCGAGGCCATCGCTGCCGCCCGCGCCCTGATCGAAGAAGGCGGCCGCTGATGCCCATCACCCCCAGCACCAAGCCCGCCCAGCCCGGCCGGAAGCGCATCAGCCTCCCCCTCCTGCTCGACCAGCTCGACCGGGAATGGGACGACCTGCAGGCCCAGGACAACCCCTTCACCACCGACGACGACCGGGCGCTGCTCGCCTACTACCACGCCGCCGTCCGCATCGGCCTCGACTGGATCCAGGGCGACTACCACTACACCTTCCCCACCTGGTACCAGGACCAGCGCCTCGCGCGGCTCTGCACGTACCTCAAGGGGCTGGAAGGACTGGACATGAACCCGCTGATGGACGCCCGGGACAAGCAGCTCACGCTCCTGCGCGAACAGACCTGGCCCGCGTACTACGAACGCTGCACGCCCGGCATGAACCACCACGCCAGCACCGGCACCGACACCAGCATCAAAGCCGAACTCACCTACACCTGGGACGGCATCGACAGCCTCTACAGCCCCGCAGGGGACAGCGGGCCCCTCGACCAGCCCCTGCCCTACCTGCCCAAATTCCACAGCCCCGAGAGCGAGGCGTTCCACTGCAACGTGCTCGCCGTGCTGTTCCTGAACCGCGCCGTGAAAACCAGCCTGTGTGACCTGTGGGTCACGCCGTTCTGAGGGAGGAACTGACATGCCTACGATTGACAACCAGTACGCAGAAAACACGCGCGTGACCGCTGTGAAGGCGCAGGCAGAGGCGCTGCTGAGAGAAGCCCGCCGTGGGCAGTACGCCCATATCGTCTGGGTCCCGCATGGCCTGGAATGCGAGGCTGGGGCTACCCGCATCCCGCTCGGCGTCATGGTCGGCAATGGCGCCGGGGACGTGGCGCTCGGTCTGCTGGATTACGGCGTCCTCCCCGATGTTCACGCCGTGCTCGGCGGGGCCATGTTCAGCGAGTTGGATCAGGCGTTCGTGGCAAGCATCGCTGAACGCCGCCTGACGCCCCGGGAGGCGCGAGATGCGTTCCCCGGGATGCAGGTCAGTTGCTACCAAACGTGGCATGTGACCGAACCCCGCCCGTTGGCCCTGCGTGAGCGCACCCCTCGTGACGTTCTCCCGGCCATGTGGCACCGGTCTAGCGCCTTCCCCCTTGTGCAGTTCACGACCTGGACTGCTGCCACTCAGGAGGCCCAGCCATGATTGACACCCCCGCGCCCGCCGAGGCGCTGAGCGACCCCTTCGGCCCGGAATTCACTTACAACCCCGAGATTGAATACGTGGGCGACCTGCTCGCCATCATGCACAGCGACGGCGGACACCACGAAGGCGAGCATGGCCGGAACCGGGCCGCGTTCGACGCCATCGTGAAGCACTACGCCCTTCGTGCCCGTGCCGAGGTGGCAGAGGCGGAGGTCAAGCGGCTGCGGGAAGCGCTGGAAGCTGCCATAGACCACTGGGAAGGCAAGCAGGAGGTCAACCGACGAGACGGGGACCGGCGGGCCAGCATCATTTACGGCGCCGTCCTGCATCGCGCCTTCGACGTGCTGAACGGGGAGGAAGATGCCGCCCTCGCTGGGAGCCCGTCGTGAACGGGGTGCTGGTGGACCGGGAGGTCGTGGAAGCACTGGAAGCCGCGATCAGCAAGGACTTCGAGCATGGTGTGACGGAGATTGACGGCCGGGCCTACCCGCTGATCCTGCGTGCTCTCCGTGCCGCCCTCGCCCTGCCCGCGCAGGCAGCGGCGGACGCGGCAGGCGTGCAGGAAGTGAAGCACGCTCTGCGTCTGGCCTCCACCATGAGCACCGCGCTGCACGATCTGGACGCCCTCCAGAAAGGCGACCCAGCCCGCGCCGTGAAGATGCTGGCCTACGCGACCCTGCTGGAACACTTCCGTGCTTTGGACCCCGCCCGCATCCGCGCCCTGGCGGATGCCCTGGAGGTGCAGGGATGACTCCCCAGGGCGAACTCACCCGCGGCAAGCTGCCGCACCTGCTGCTCAGCGTCGCCAGCCTCACGCCCACGTCCCTCCGGGACCTCATGGCCCGCGTCGAAGCGCGGCACGGCTTCCAGGACCGCGCGATGACCAGCTACCGCAGCGCCGCCGGTCTCCTGCTCAAGAAGAAGATGCTGGCTCGCCTGGGCGGGCACCCGGGCCCCAGTGGGGCGGCGCTCTACACCCTGACCGCCACAGGTGAGGCGGAACTGGACCGCCTGTGGGACCTCGAGCACGGCAGGAGGGCCGCGTGATCGTCCTGCCCTGGCCCCCCTCGGTGAACCGCATGTGGCGCAGCGTGCGCGGCCGGAACATCCTCAGCAAGGAAGGAAGGGAGTACCGCGAGGCTGGCCTGGAAGCCCTCCAGGCGCAGGGCCCCCGCTGCTGGCCGGCGGACGTGCGCCTGAGCGTGAGCATCTGCGTGTACCCCCCGGACCGCCGGCGCCGGGACCTCGACAACATGCCCAAGGCCGTCCTCGACCTCCTCACGCACGGGGGCGTGTACGGCGACGACAGCCAGATCGACCGCCTGGAGATCGTGCGGCGCGAATGCCACCCCGGCGGCCGCGTGATCGTTGACGTGAGGTGCCTGTGAGGCTGCCGCTCATCACGCAGCACGCCATCGAGCGGGCGCAGCAACCGGACCGCTGGGGCCTGGGCAGCCCAGCTGAGGCTGAGGCCGCCATCAAGTACGTCCTCAAGCACGGCCGGTGGTCCGGTTGGCCTCACCGCAAGGGGCAGGTCATTCAGAACGGGACGCGGTGCGTCGTGGTAGTCGAGAACCGTGTCGTCACGGCATACATCGTCCCGAAATCACTCAAGAAGAAGAAACGGGGAGGCCCTGGTGACACCATCCGTCTGTGAAACCCTGATGTCCGAACTCCTGGGCGGCCAGACGACCCAGGAGGCCCGGCCGGTGGTGGGGGAGGGGGGAGGTTCCAACTCCCAACTCCCAACCCCGCCAGCGCCCGCCAGTGAGCCGCAGACCCCCAAGCGCTGGCGCACCCTCCGCACCCCGGACGGCCAGCGCCCCAGCCCCAGGCAGGCGCAACGGGACGCGCGGCAGTATGCGGAGGCGTGGTACCAGGCACTGAAGAAGTGGAAGGTCGAAAGCTACGAGGTCGCCACGCCCACCGGCAGCGGCCGGGGCGGCGCCGTGTTCCTCACCACCGGCACGCCCGGCTTCCTCACCTGCTACTACCTCGACACCCCCCTCGGCCGGAAGGTGACGGCCGTCGAGGTGGGCCGCACGATCAGCACCTGGGCCGCGTCCCCCATCCCCGCCCAGCGCCTGCACGGCCTGAATCTGGAACGCCTCCGGGGGGACGTCGCCATGGCGAGCCTGCTGCATCACAGCGGGCGCGGCTGGGCGAACCCCAGCGACCGCGCCAAGGCCTACGCCGCGGCCGTGCTGACGCTCGCTGTGAGCCTGGGGGATGCGAACGCCAGCACTTACCTGCCTGAGTTGTCAAATGCGCGGGATTGACGTACTCTTTTGGTAGGTTCACAGCAGTGTGAATGAAACAGGTCCTCAGCTTCGGCTGGGGGCTTGGTCATTTCAGCCCCCTGAATCGAGAGGCGACGGTAAGCTGCGTCATGCGCGACATGTATGAGGAGGAGATTCTGACCCGTGAAACACCGCGGGAACGCTTGGACGCCTTCATCGAGCTGATCAGCCGAGATGACCACTGGCCCGCAGGGTCCGCAAACAAGGAGCGTGTGCAAGCAGTGGTACTTCGCGATCTCGCCGTGCTGGTGCTAGGACAAGGCTTGCCGGACGACGTGGACTGAGCTCCCCAATCCTTCAATCCGAGCCGCCCCTCGTGGGCGGCTTTCTCGCGTCAGGAGGGTGCGTGTCGAAGAAAGCGCAGAAGCGGGCCGCGCGGCGCGCCCGCCTCACCCGTCACTTGGGCCGCCAGCCTGAGCCCGCGCCCCGGGTGTTCCCCAGGGTGCGTGAGCCGTTCTACCTGCCCGAGCTGCTCGGCATGACGCCCAGCTGCTGGCAGGGGGACGTGCCCACCAACCAGGGCGGGCCGGTCATCCGGACTGCTTAGCCCTGCGCCCGATCCTTCGGGTGGGTCAGCAGGTGACCGCGAATCTCGAAACGAATCTTCCCGCCAAACGGAGCGCGCCGCCGGTTCAGCTGGCCGACCACCAGACCAGCGTTGGTGGTGACCGTCACCTCGAGGTCGTGGGCGGCCCAGGCCGCGGCCATGAGCTCCCAGTCTTCGGCGTGCTGGTCCTTCTCTTCCTCGGCAAAGACGAAGTGGGCGTCGAAGGTGTTGCCCACACTGTCCTGAATCCGGTACGTGCCTTTCAGCTTGACCATTCCCCCACTCTGTCACCTGGAGGTGATCGCCGTGACCCAGCCTGACGCACAACCCAAGACCGCCGAGAAACTGGGCGCGGCCCTCATCTCAAACGCTGGCTGTTCACCCCGGCAACGAGCCTTCAGCTCCGCGCGCGACTTCTCGCCACCCGCGCCGCGACGAAGAGCCCCGCGCCCGCCAGCCAGAAGAGGACGCTGCTTCCCTTCTTGCCCGTTGTGGCTGGCACCACCGGGGCTTGCCCGCACATTTCCAGCACGCCCCGCACGCCCCCACCCTCCTCAACTGTGCGCCACACGCCCATCAGCGTGCCGTCCCTTCCCTGCGCCGTCCACACGACAGCGTGGTCTGTCCTCTGCGTCTCTTTCGCGGTCATGCCGATCTGCTTCAGGTATGCAGCCAGTCCCGCGGTCGCCTGGGCGCCGTCGGTGTAGGCATAAACGCCCACGTCGTCACAGCTGGTCGGATGTTCTTGCAGCATCACCTGAATTGGGCTGCCTGCAGAGGGGATCGGCCCAACGTACTGAAAGTTGGGCAATTGGGTGGGCAGGCTGAATCGCGCCGCGTCCGCCCCACTGATGCTCAGGAGGAGAACGCAGCACAGCATCGGGAAGCGAGAGGTCCGCATGCTCTCACCCTAGGCTCACTCTCCTTGGTGCGTTGCCGCACATGACCAGAACGACTGTGGCGCGCTGGGCACTGGCTCAAGTGCCCGGCAGACCAACAATTCAGTAAGACATGTGCGGTGACACGACCACAGCGCGCCGACCCCAAGCGGGCGCCGCCCAGGTTTAACTCCTGGGGTCACCACCAACCGCAGGTCACTCAGCTCAACTGCTGGATGTCCGCCTGCAACTGCTGAAACCTCTCGACCACCCCGCTCACCTGGGCCAGGGATGCCCGCGTTGATTGCGTGATGTTCAGGAACTCCTCCGCCATCTCCATCTCCGGATCCGCGAAGGCCATGAACGCCTCGTTCGCCTGAACAACACCCTCTGCGAGCGTCCACGCCAGCCTCAACTCTTCACGCACCAAGGGATTCAGGTCCGTCCCCGTTGAGTACACCGCGGCGAGGGCCTGCAGAAACTCACGCAATGCGTCCGTTTCCGTCCGCAGGTCATCCAATGTCGCCATTCGCGCACCCTACCAAGGAGGTGAACCGCGTCCATGACAGATATCCCCCCATCCCCCCCCAAGACCGCTGAGAAGACCGCCGAGGAACTGGGCGCGGCCCTCAACCCCAGGCACCGCCAGTTCGCTGAGGCCTACGCCCAGTGCGGGGACGCCCAGGCCGCCGCACGCGCTGCCGGGTACGCGGACGGCAGCGCCAAGTTCACCGGCAGCCGCCTCATGAAACGCGCGGACATCGGCGCGTACCTGCGCGCGCTGGCGGCTGAGGCCAGCACCGACCGCATCGCCACCGTCCGGGAACTGCAGGAGTTCTGGACGGGCATCATGCGCAGCGCCAGCGAGGAACCCAAGGATCGCCTGAAGGCCAGCGAACTGCTCGGCAAGAGCTTCGGCGCGTTCATCGAACGCAAGGAACACACGGGCGGCCTGACCATCCAGGTGGTGTACGGCGATGAGTGACCTCGTGCAGGTCCGCCTGCCCCGCTACCACCCCGCCCAGCAGCGCATCGTCCGCGAGGCCCGGCGGTTCAACGTCGTGTGCGCCGGCCGCCGCACCGGGAAAACCAAGATGGGCACCCGCCTCCTGATCGAACCCGCCCTGCAAGGCCACCCCGTCGCGTGGTTCGCGCCGAACTACAAGTACCAGGAGGAAGTCTGGCGGGAAGTCGCCACCGCCACCCGGGACGTCACCCGCCACAGCGACAAGACCGCCATGCGCCGCGAACTCGTCACGGGCGGCGTGATCGAGTTCTGGACGCTGGACGGCCAGGACGCCGCCCGCGGCCGGAAGTACAGGCGGGCCATCATCGACGAGGCTGCCATCGCCCGCACGCTGCAGGAGCAGTGGCAGCAGGCCGTGCGGCCCACCCTGACCGACATGATCGGGGACGCGTGGTTCCTCAGCACGCCCAAAGGGCAGAACTACTTCCACGAGCTGGCGCAGCGGCACAAGGCGCAGCCGGACACGTGGGCGTTCTTCCAGCATCCCACCAGCGACAACCCGTACATCGACCCGGCCGAGATCGAGGACGCGAGGCGGGACCTGCCCGAGCTGGTCTTCCGGCAGGAGTACCTCGCGGAGTTCGTTACGCAGGAGGGCACGCTCTTGCGCCCCGCGTGGCTGAAGGTGGGGGAACCCCCGCAGGGGCTCACGCTGCGCATGGGGGTGGACCTCGCGATCAGCACGAAGGAAGGCGCGGACTACAGCGCCGCCGTGATCCTCGGCACGGACCCGCAGGGGAACGTGTTCATCGTGCACGCCGAGCGGACCCGGGCGAGCTTCCACCAGGTCATCGAGTGGATCACCCGGCTGGCGCGGGACTGGCAGCCCAGCGTGATTCACGTGGAGCAGGTGCAGTTCCAGGCGGCCGTGATTCAGGAACTGCTGCGGACCACCAGCCTCCCTGTGAAGGGCGTCCGGCCGGACCGGGACAAGGTGACGCGCTTCCTGCCCCTGCAGGCCCGGTACGAGCAGGGGCTGGTGTGGCACGCGCCGAGCCTGCCGCCCGAGTTCGGCAGTGAGCTGCTGAGCTTCCCACTGGGGGAGCACGACGACATGGTGGACGCTGCGGCGTACGCCTTCATGGAAGCGCCCAGCGCGGGCTTCTTCCTGGAATCCATCTGAAGGGGGTGAGGAGTGAACTGGATACAGCGCCTGAGCACGGCCCTGGGCTTCGCCCCTGAGGAAGAGAAACGCGCCGCCGCCGTCCGCAACAGCCAGCCGGCGGCGTTCGTGAGCACCAGCCAGGACGGCCGGCCCGTCATGAGCACCTGGAACGCCGACAGGGCCGTCGATGAAGGCCTGAAGGTCAACCCCTGGGTGTACAGCAGCGTGGCCGTCATCACGACCGCCCTGGCGAGCGTGCCCATCCTGATCGAGCGCCGCACCCCGAACGGCTGGGAGGCGGACGAGGACCACGAGATCCAGGCGCTGCTGAACCGCCCGAACGCGTTCATGGGCCGGCAGGACGCCCTGGAACGCTGGGGGCAGCACATGCTCCTGGCCGGGAACGCGCTGTTCTGGCTGAACGTCGTGAACGGCAAACCCGTGGAGCTGTGGCCGATCCACCCGGACACCATCAAGCCCATCGCCAGCCGCGCCGAGTTCATCAGCGGGTACGAGTGGAAGCAGGACGCCAGCACCAAGCGCATCCTGCAGGTCTCGGAAGTCGCGCACTGGCAGTTCCCGGACCCCAGCCAGCCCCTGTGGGGCCTCAGTCCGCTGAAGGCCGCGGCGGGTGCGGTGGACATGGATCAGGCGGCCGCCCAGTGGAACCGCGCGGTCCTGGCGAACGACGGGAAGCCGCCCCTGGGCATCTTCCTGAACGAGTCCCTGACGCTGGACCAGATGAAGCAGGCGGCCGGGTTCATCCGGGAGCAGATCAACGGCGGCAGCATCCGGCAGGCGCTCGTCATGGGCGGCGCCAGCAAGGTGCAGCCGCTGAGCCTGAACGCCAGCGACCTGGACTTCCTGAACGGCCGGGAATTCAGCAAGAAGGAAATCGCGGCCGTGTTCGGCGTGCCGCCCATCCTGCTCAGCTTCGGGAATGACGCGACCTTCGCCAACTCCGGCGCGGCCGAACGGCGCTTGTGGCTGAGCCGCGTGGTGCCTCTGCTGGACGACTACTGCCAGGGGCTCATGGGGTCGCTGTTCCCGTTCTGGGGGCTCACCCAGCGGGACTGGCGCATCCGGCCGGACTTCTCCGAAATCGAGGCCATGCAGCAGAACCGCAAGGAGACCGCTGAGGTCGGGAAGCTGAAGGCCGAGGCGTTCAAGGCCCTGGTGGACGCCGGCGTGCCGGCGAACATGGCGGCTGAGGCGGTGGGACTGCCCCTCGCGGACATTCCGGGTGGTGACCAGCCCCGGCAGGCGCTCGCGCCACCGGGCGCCGCGGCCGTGAAGGCCCTGCCGCCCATGCAGTCCAAGGGCGTGCGCCAGCGCAAGGACCGGGGCGACCCACCGGAGAGCGTGACCGAGCGCCTCGCGCGGCTGGACAAGTGGATCGCGGAGGCCCGGCCCCGGATCTCGGAGCTGCTGCTGGAACAGGGCAGCGCGGCCGCCAGTGCCTACGCAAGTGGGCAGCCCTGGGAGCCGGAGCTGAGCCTGGATGACTGGCAGGCCCTGCTCGAAGCGCTGCACGTCGCCGTGATCGAGTCTGAGGGCGGTATCGGGTACGCCGAGCTGCTCAAGGTCATCACCAGCCCAGGTGGGGGCGGCACCTTCGACGTCCTCGCCGACGGCGTGACCGAGTGGATCGACGCGCATGTGGGCGACATGGTCAAGGGCATCACCGACACCAGCAAGACCAACCTGCGCGCCGAGATCAAGGCCGGAGTGGAGGCAGGGGAGAGTGAGGCCGAGATCGCCAAGCGCATCCGCGTCCTCTCGGACGAGTGGAGCGACTGGCGGGCCGACCGGATCGCCCGCACGGAAGTGGGCAGCGCCTTCGGGGCCGCGCACGACCAGGCGGCCCGGCAGATCGGCGTGCCCATGACCAAGACCTGGGTTGCCACCGGCGACAGTCGAACGCGGGACGAGCACGCCGGCATGGACGGCGAGACGGTCGAACTGGACGACAGCTTCAGCAACGGCGCGAGCACCGCCCCGCACGGCGTCAACTGCCGGTGCGTGACGACCTACGCCCCTGTAGGCTGAGGCATGGGACCATTCCTTAAATGCCGAGGCGATAACTACGTTCGAGTGAGCGAGATCAAGCGCTTCCGTGTGCGCGAAGGCGAGCAGGACGGGCGTAAGGTCTGGGTTGTTACGGTGAGCCTCACGGCCACCGGTGAGGATTTCATGGAAGCGCGAGTGGCCAACTCCCCCGATGCGCTCAACGCCTGGGTTGTTCGCACCTTCGGCGGTGTTATGTAAGACCGCCCTAAATCATCAATGACCGCCCCAAGTGGGCGGTTTTTCATTGCCCGTTCAGGAGGTGAACAGCATGGAACAGAAAGCCACCACCGTCGAAATCAAGGCCGGGGCGGACGGCACCTTCGAGGGGTACGCCGCCGTGTTCGGCAACGTGGACAGCTACGGGGACATCATCCAGCCCGGCGCGTTCACGAAAACCATCCAGGAACGCCGGGGCAAGATCCGCGTGCTCTGGAACCACGACAGCTTCGCCCCGCCCGTCGGCAAACTGCTCGACATCAGCGAGGACGGGTACGGCCTGAAGATCAAGGCCCAGCTGAGCAGCACGCCCCGCGGGCAGGAGATCGCGCAACTCATGCGGGACGGCGTGATCGACAGCATGAGCATCGGCTACACCACCATCCGGCACGACTACGAGCAGCGGGACGACCTGGGCCGCGAGGTCCGGAACCTGCGCGAAGTCAAGCTGTACGAGTTCAGCCCCGTCAACTTCCCGGCGAACGAGGCCGCCAGCATCACGCAGGTCAAGCGTCAGCACGAAGCTGAGGCGCTCCTGACGCAGCTGGACGCGTTCCTGCACGCCGAACTGAAGGCCGGCCGCACGCTCAGCGCCGCCAGCCTCACCCGCATCAAGGCCGCGCTGGACAGCATCACCGGCGCGACCGACGAACTCACTGCCCTGCTGGAAGCCGCGGAGCCGAGTGGCAAGAGCCACATCACTCCGGGCGCACCAGCTGCCGCAAACCCCAGCAGCGAGCCGCCCAAGCACTCGCCCCTGGTTCTGGCCCTCAACGCTGAAGCCCAGCGCCTCACCCGTGAAACGAAGACCGCCGACCTCCTGGCCGGTCTGCGTGCCGCGGCGCAGCGCATCTACACCCCCGGAGGGAACTGACCATGAGTGACACCCCTGAAGTGAAAGCCATCCAGGACGCCATCAACAACCTCGAGTCCAGCCTGCTCAAGAAGCAGAACGACCGCCTGGAAGAAATCAAGGCGGGCCTGAAGGTGCCTGACCAGGATCCGAAGATCAAGCAGCTGGAAGCGGATCACGCCCAGCTGAAAGCAGACCTTCAGGGCCTGCAGGCCAAAGCCAACCGCCTGGACTTCACCGGCGCGGCCGGCGAGCGCAAGAGCGCCGGTGAGCAGTTCCTGGAAGGCGTGGAACTGAAGAACCGCGCCCGTCAGTTCAACATGAGCGTTGAACTGAAGGCCCTGACCAACACCACCATCGGCGTGGTCCCGGACGCCCAGCGCCTGCCCTTCCAGGAGACGCCCACCGAGCCGCACATCCGGGACCTGCTGCCCGGCGGCGAGACCAGCAACAGCACGCTGAAGTTCCCCCAGCGGAAGATCGCCAGCGACGTGAACGGCGCGGCCATGGTCGCTGAAGGCGGACTGAAGCCGGAAAGCAGCTTCGCCTTCGAGATGGTGACGACCGAAGTCAAGAAGATCGCCCACTGGATGAAGATCAGTGACGAGCTGCTGGAAGACCAGCCTGCCCTGCGCAGCTACATCGACGCGCAGCTGATCGACGGGCTGCGTGACGTGGAAGACGCGCAGATCCTGAAGGGTGACGGCACCGGTCAGAACCTGTTGGGTCTGTACACCGTGGCGTCCGCGTACAACCGTGCGGTGGCCGGCGACACCCTGCTGGACACCCTGCTGCGCGCCAAGACCCAGCTGCGCCTCGTGAACCGCACCGCCACCGGCATCGTGCTGAACCCCGAGGATTGGGAAACCATCCAGCTCCTGAAGGGCAGCGACAGCCACTACATCTGGGCGAACATCCCGGATGCGAACGGCCAGCGCGTGTGGGCCCTGCCGGTCCGGGACAGCACCAAGCTCAGCGAGGGCGAGTGGCTGGTGGGAGACTTCCGCCGCGGCGCGCAGCTGTTCGACCGCCGGCAGGCCGCCATCACCATGGCAAACCAGAACGAGGACGACTTCAAGCGGAACCTAGTCCTGATTCTGGCCGAGGAGCGGCTGGGACTGGTCATCTACGACCGCCTGGCCTTCATCAAGAACGCCCCGGCCTGAACGCCACCCACCTGAGACCCGGCGCAGCCTGACCGCTGCGCCTTCTCTTTGGAGGAACCATGGACAAGTACAAAGTGCTGTACCGCTCCACGGGCCTGCTGTCCGGGCGGGAGCCCGGGGACACCGTGGAGCTCGACGGGGTGGACGGCAAGCACCTGGAAGGCCTGGGCATCGTGCAGAAGGTCGCCGCGCCCAAGGCTGAACCCAAGGCCGACGCGCCCAAGACCACCAGCAAACCGGCGGCGAAGAAATGAAGGTCCGGCGCTACTTCGTGGATGCCGAGACCGGCCGGCGTTACGAGAAGGGCGACACCTTCAAGGGCCGCCCCGAGCGCGCGGCTGAACTGCAGGCCTCCGGGTACCTGATGCCCGGTCCCACCGAGACGCCCACGGCCGGCCCCGCCGAGACCAAGACCAGCACCGAGGGGGTGAGCGATGGCAAACCTAGTGGAAGCACCAGCAGGAAGCCCGCTGACCGCCGAGCAGCTCGCAAGCGCTGAAGCCCTGGTCGCCGCCCGCCTCGGCATGCCGGAGGGGCTGGCCGAGCGGGCGGACGTGGGCGAGTCGGGAGAGATCGGCAGCAGTGGCCTGATCGCGCTGGGCCGCCCGGCCGTCAGCATCCAGTCCCTGATCGTGGCCGGCGCTCCTGGCATCGGCATCCTGAAGACGCCGTGGGTGGTGGACGTGTCCGGCATGGTCCGGCCGTACCTCACCGGGGGCTTCCTCGGGACCACGTACGCCCGGCTGCCGTACATCGTGACCTACACGACCGGCTGGACGGCTGAGGCGCTGCCGGAAGCGATCAAGCAGGCGGTGCTCAGTGTGGCCGGGGAACTGGCCGCGCAGGAGGCCCGTGGCGGGGTCACGCAGGAGCGGATGGGCCCGGTGTCCTACACCTACGCCGCCCCCGCCGTGGCTGGCTTGTCGGACGCGGCACTGGCCCTGCTTCAGCCCTGGCTGCCGCTGAGGTTCTGATGCGGCCCTCACTGCTCAACCGCACCACGGCCTGCGCTGTGAAGGCCTCCCGGCTGGTGAACAAGCGCCGCCGCCGCGCCCTGATCGGCATGCTTGCGGCAGCGGATGCCGATGAGCGGGAGGCCCACCGGCGCAACCCCAGAAGCAGCCCGGGCCTGATTCGACTGGCTTCTCAGCCGGGCCAGGACTGGCGGGGGTGGTTCGGGTGAAACTGCCCGCCCGGATGCTCACCACCACGGCGCAGGTGCTCACCGCCACCCGCATCCCGGCCGGCCTGGGGCAGACCACCACCACCTGGCAGCCGACCGGGCAGCCCATCCCCGCCGCGCACTTCCCTGCGGGGGAGAAGGTCATCCGGGAGGCGCAACTGCGGGCCGTGAAGGTCAGCCGCGAGGCGTACCTGCAGGGCAGCGTGAACCTCAGCCCCGTCGATCACCGCCTGACCCTGGACGGCGTGACGTACCAGATCACGCTCGTGCAGGAGTGGTCGGGTTTCACGGTGGTCGGGCTGGTGAGCTGAGTGGCCTTCCAGCTGAAGAACGGCCGGGCCACAGCGCTCCAGATCGGGGACCGGGAAGCGGGCCTGAAGGCGCAGCTGCTGCGCACCAAGGCCGTGAACAACTGCCCGGTCGATACCGGTCGCCTACGCCAGAGCATCGGCGTTCGGAAGATCGCCCCCGGCCACTACAGGGTGGGAACCAACGTGAACTACGCACCTTACGTCGAGTTCGGCACCCGCTGGCAGAAGGGCACGTCGTTCCTCCGATCGGCCGCTGAGGCGGTCCGGCACCAGCAGTAAAAATCCACGCTCTGGAGGTCACCCCCCTTGGCTGAGCTTGCCGCCCTCCTGACCGACGCCTACACCGCCCTGGAAGCCATCGGCCCCCCCGTGCGGATGGACGGCGACCCCGACCCCGGCAGTGACGAGGTGCTCGTCATGGCCCTGGTCAGCGACACCGACATCGGCGTGACCGGCGGGAACGTCACGGACACCTTCATCCAGGTCACCAGCTACGCCCCCGGGGACCTGCGGGCGCTGGCCCTGGACGGCCAGGTCCGCGCGGCCCTGCACGGCATCGGCCTGCACCACCGACAGACGCGCCGAGCGCCTGATCCCGACAGCATCGGGTACCTCTCCGAATTCACCGACTAGGAGGTGCCAGCATGGCACTGAGCAAGAAGAAAGGCCGCGGGTCCATCCTGCGTTTCATGGTCATGACCGACCTCACCTTGGACGCCCAGGGCAACTACAAGCGCCCCGCCGGGTTCGACGCGGGCGCTCTGACCCTGCCTGAGGTCACGACCAGCGACGCGACGATCACGCATGCCGCTGAGGCGGACGAGGCCGTCACCATGTACGGCAGCGCCGCCCCCGGCGCGGGCGAACTGTGGGCGGACAGCGAACCCGGCGAGGGCAGCTGGACGGTGCCGTACAGCGGCGTGTGGCAGCCCACCGAGGCGGACCGCGCGAACAGCGAGGCCCTGCGCGCCGCGCAGATCGGCCGCAAGACCATCTGGCAGGAACGCCAGATTGTCGGGGACGACAAGTGGGAAGGCGGCGCGGGCTGGATCAGCACCGGCGCTCTCCCCGTGCCTGCGGACGGGAACGTCACGTGGAGCGTGACGGTCACCGGCAAGGGCAAGTTCTACCAGGACACCAGCACGGCCACGGTCGCCGGCGCCTGAGCATGGAACTCCGCGCCGCTGGGCCTGACCCGGCGGTGATCGCGTACGGCGCCTACCTGCACGGTGGGCGCCTGCGCTGCCCGTTGCTGCTCGTCCGGCACGGGCACACCGCGCGGGACGTCACCCTCACCGACCCCACCTCAAATCAAGAAATCCACGTCAGGCTGCCCGAAGAGGCCACCGGCCACACCGGGCACCTGCGTTTTGACCGTGAAGAACTGGAGATCCTATGACCCAGCCCGCCCCCACCACCTGGACCCTGCCCGTCACTGACGAGGCCCGCGCCGCACTGGAAGCCCAGGGCATCACCGACATCCCCAAGAGCATCACCCTCGTCCTGAAGGAAGCCACCATGCGCGAGCTGCGGCCCTTCGATGAGGTCATGAAGACGGCCAAGACCGACCCGTTCGCCGGGGCGGCATTCGTCATTCAGAAACGCGCCGACCAGCCCATCAGTGAAGAGATCGCCCGCGAAGTCGTGGAGGACCTCACGCCCCCAGAACTGGCCGAGCTGCTGTGGGCGTTCAAGGAAGGGAAGCGTGATACCGAGGGAAAGCTCGTGGGGGCGGTGAGATCGACCCTGAATGGGATCTCGGATCAGCTGCTGACCGCGCTCGCCAGCGCAGTTTCGCTCTCACCGCCCACCTCTACGGACTAGAGCAGGCGCGCGGGGACGACCTGACCCACTGGGAAGCGAAGGCCCTGGCGGACAGCGCCGGGTTCCTGCGGTACCAGCAGGATCTGCCGATGCTCCGGTACCACTTCATGAAGCTCGGCCCCCAGACCTGGGAGGCCATGGCGAACGGCACCGGCACGGACGACCCGCACCATGACGCGGCCTGGGTGAAGTTCATCAGCGCCTATGACCTGCCCGAGTACCGCCTGAACCTGCACAGCGCGGCCGTGCGGGACCTCGCGGCGGCAGACCAGGCTGGCCGCGTGCCGAAGTGGGCCCTGAGCCTGCTGGACGCGGACGAGATCAAACGAATCGAGGAGGTGAAGAAACAATGACCAGCGGCGGGGGGATGGGTGGACAGGCCGACGTGCTCTTCACGGATGTCGTGGCGCGCCTGGACGAGAAGAGCTTCCGGAAGATTGAGCAGGAAGTCGAACAGGCCGGCGACGCGGCCGGCAGGAAAGGCGGCGGGGCACTGTCCAATGCTTTCGGGGGTCTCATGGCCGGGCTGCCGGGGCTGGCGGCCACTGCTGCCGCTGCCGTGGGCACCGCTCTGGTGGCGGGCGCGGGTGCGGCGCTGAACATCGCGCAGCAGGCGCAGCAGGGCGTGCGGGACATCCAGGCGCAGCTGGGCCTCACGGCCGGCGAGGCCGAGGCGCTCGGCGAGACGGCCAAACGCGTGTTTGCGAACAACTGGGGCGAGAGTCTCACCGAAGCGCAGAACATGGTGGTCGAAGTCCGCCGGCAGATGAAGACCCTCACCGAGGGCGAACTGGAAGCGGCCACGAATGCCGCCGCCGCGCTGGCTGACACGTTCGGCACGGAGGTGGGTGAGCAGGCCCAGGCCGCCAACACCCTGATGAATGACTTCGGCCTGACCAGCCAGCAGGCGTTCGACTTCCTGGCGAAAGGGTTTCAGGACGGCCTGAACAACAGCGGCGACTTCCTCGAGACGATCACCGAGTACAGCACCCAGTTCAAGAACGGCGGCGCCAGCGCGGAAGAGTTCTACAGCATCCTCAGCACCGGCGCGCAAGGCGGGATGCTCGGCACGGACAAGGCCGCCGACGCCTTCAAAGAGTTCGTGGTCCGCATTCAGGACGGGTCCAAGTCCACCGGCACGGCCCTGGACGAGCTGGGCATCGACGCCGGGAAGCTCCTGAAGGACATGGGCAACGGCACCGTGACGGCCGCCGACGCCTTCGACCTGGTGCTGGACCGCCTGCGCAGCACGAAGGACAGCAACGTCCAGATGCAGGCGGGCGTGGCCCTGATCGGCAGCCAGTTCGAGGACCTCGGCAAGTCCGGGGCCCTGGCGCTGGACCTGACGGCCACGAAGATGGACGACCTGAAGGGCGCCACCGATGACGTGAACCAGCGGTACAACAACCTGGGGCAGCTGATGCAGGGCGCGTGGCGGCAGGTGCTGCTGCAGCTCGAGCCGGTGGGCCGTGAACTGCTGGACCTCGCCAACGGGGCCATGCCGGCCATCAAGTCCGCCATCTCGCAGGTGGGCCCGGTCGTGACCCAGGTGGTCCGCTTCCTGATCGATGGGTTCCGGCAGGGGCGGCAGGTGGCCGGGCAGTTCGCCACCGAGTTCGGCCCGCAGATTCAGAAGGCCGTGGCGACGTTCCAGCCGGTCGTGCAGGCCATCGGGCCGCTGTTCGCCAGCGTGTTCAACCTGATCAAGACCCTCTGGGAGACCGTGCTGCGGCCGGCGCTGACGGCCATCGCGCCCCTGATCAGCGGGACCGTGGCGAGCATCGGGAACACCCTGAACGTCATCGTCCGCATCGTGACCGGCGTGGCGAACACCATCAGCGCCCTGCTGCGCGGCGACATCGGCGGCGCCGTGAAGGCCATGCAGGGCATCTTCGAGGACGGCGTGACGTACGTGGTCCGGCAGGTCCGGAACATGGGCAGCACCATCCTGGGCCTCATCAAGAACATCGCGCCGGGCATGGCGGACGCCGCCGGTGACATCATCCGGGGCCTGATCAGCGGGATCGAGAACGGCGCGGGCGCGGCCGTGGATGCCGCCCGGAACCTCGCGGGCGGGATCATCAAGGGCCTGAAGGACAAGCTGCTGATCCGCAGCCCCAGCCGCGTCATGGCCGAGATGGGCGGGTACGTCAGCGAGGGCCTCGCCAGCGGCATCGACAAGACCAGCAGCAAGGCGCAGAAGGCCGCGGCGAAACTGGCGGCGGACACCCTGGCCGCCGCGAAGAAGGAACTGGAAAAGGACATCGCCTTCGACAAGTGGCAGGAGAGCCTGGACGGCCTCACGGCGAAGCAGCTGCAGTCTGCCCAGGCCACGGCCCGCGCGGCCGGCGACGCGCAGAAGTACAACGCGATCAAGGCCGAACTGGAACAGCGCGAGGACGCCGCGGCGGCAGCCACGAAGAAGGCCACGGACGCCGCGAAACAGCACGCCGAGCAGCTGGCCGCCAACCGCAAGGCCATCACGGACGGCCTGAAGTTCGACGCGTACGTGGCGGGGCTGGAAGGCTACACGGCCGCCCAGCTGAACGCCGCGAAGGCGAACGCCTACAGCGCCGGGGACGGGCAGCGATTTAACGCCGTGCTCGCCGAGCAGAAACGCCGGGCGGACGCCGCCACCCAGGCCGTGAAAGACTGGGCCGCCACCCTCGCGCAGGGCATCGCGGACGGGAACGCGGCGCTGGACGGCCTGGACCTGAACCAGATGGGCGGCCGGGACCTCGCCGCCGCCGCTGGTCCCCTGCCGGACGTCACCCAGAACTTCGCCGACCTAACCGCGCGGATCGAGGCGCTGAAGGACGAGGTGAACGAGCCGGGCGTGGTGGACGCCTGGACGGCCAGCATCGAGGAGATGGGCAAGCGGGGCCTGATCACCGGGCAGCAGGTCGCCTACCTCAAGCAGCAGGTGCAGGACCTGGTGAACATCCCCAGCGAGCAGCTGCTGCCGGACAACCTGCAGGGCCGCGGCATCGCTGAAGGCACCATCGTCAGCCCGGACGACCCCGCCACTGGGTACCTGACCCCGGCCGAGCGGGAAGAGTACCTGAACCTCGCCGTCGAGCAGGACCCGGCGTGGTTGCAGGCCGAACTCGCCCACATGGAACGGATCGGGAAGGGCGCCACGGACCTGGCGGACGTGTACCGCGAGGCGCTGGCGACCATCGAACTGGCGAACGCGGACGCCCTGAGCAGCATTCAGGTGGGGGTGGACGAGGCCGGGAACGCCATCTACGCCACCGAGGCCCAGCTGCGCGGGATCGGCGTGGCTGTGGATGACGTCACCGAGTCGTTCTTCGACCTGAGCACGGTGGACCTGACGCAGTTCGCCACCCTGGACGCCCTGACCACCCTGGCGAAACAGGCGCAGCTGACGGAGGCGGACACGGCCGCGCTGGTGAAGCGCTGGCTGGAGAGCACGGTGGCCGGGAAGGCGCACGCCAGCACCATGGAAGCCCAGGCGGCAGCAGTGAAGGCCTGGGACGACAACATGGCGAAGCTCGCCTGGGACGACTGGATTCAGTCACTTCAGGACTTCGATGAGGCGCAGCTGGACAGCGCTGAGACGACCGCCCTGCTGAACCTGGACACGGCCCGGTACAACGCCATCCAGACCGAACGGGCCCGGCGCACCCGGGAGGCCGCCGCGGCTGACAAGGATCTCGCGGACACCCAGGACGCCAGCCGCAAGCTGCTCACGGACGCCACCGCCGAGCTGGAAAAGATGATCACCGGCCAGGAGGTGCCGGCCTACGAGAAACGCGCCCTGGCCCTCGAAGCCCAGGCGGACCAGGACGAGGCGAACGCCGAAGCACTGCGCCTGCTGGCCGAACGGTTCCGGGAGGTCGGGAAGGCCGCCGAAGAGAACGCCGCCAAGATGAACGTCACGCTGAAGATCGGCGGGATCGATACCGGCCTGAAGCAGCTGGATCTCTACAAGAGCGCCATCACCGGCATTGCGAACGTCATGGTGGACGCCTTCAGCAACATCGTGGCGGGCACCGAGCAGGGCGTGGATGACGTACTGAAGAACATGGCGAAGATGGCCCTGGGCATCGTCAAGCAGGTGGGCGTGGCCCTGATCGCCTACGGCGCGCAGGCCGCGGCGGCGGCCCTGATCGGCGCGGCCACCTTCAACCCTGTGCAGATCGCGGCAGCCCTGGCGGCTGGCGTGGCCCTCGCGGCCCTCGCGGCGGGCCTGGAAGCCCGTCTGGGGCAGAGCACCGGGGCTGGTGTCATGCCGAGCAGCCCGGGCGGCGGTGCGGGCAGCAATGCCGCTCCCCCACCCTCGAACAGCGTCGTGCAGATCCCCGCGGCCCAGGTCACCGTCATGGCTACCCCGGAATTCGTGGGGTTGTTCGGCAGCCACGTTGACCGGTTCGGAAATTACGTCGGCACCCTCGTCCGTGACGGCATCCGCGTCACGACCACGCAAACCACCACGCCCGCCGGACCCCAGGGCCTCGCCTGGGACCTGCGGAGTCTCTGAAGGAGGTGAATCATGGCCTGGGAACTGGAATTCTGGAATCCGACCCGCACGGCGCTGCTGCGCACGCTGCGCAGTGAGACGAGCATCGAAGTGGACGAGGGGTTCACGTGGCAGCTGGACCCGAACGGCAACTGCCGGCAGTGGAAGACCAAGATCCGGAATGACCAGCTGGACGTCCCGCCCCGGGCCGTCGTGGTGTTCCGGGTGGACGGCAAGCCGCGGTTCTTCGGGGTGGCGGTGGATCCGCCGAGCGTGAACAGCCCGGACAGTGAGGACCTGGTGGCCCTCGGCGGCCGGGAACTGCTGCGGGTGGCCCTGCTGGACGGCCGGGTGTACGCGGGCGGGGTGTTCACCATGGTGCGCGACATCCTCGCCCGCTTGTGCCCGGGCGCCCTGACGTACAGCGCCACGCTCATCGGGAACGGTACGGGCACGGACGCCGGCCCGAGCCTGGACACGTTCTACATGCCGCACGCGAACCTGGAAAGCGCCCTGGACGAACTGGCGAAGAGTGCCCAGGTGAACTGGGGGGTGGACGTGCAGGGCCGCGTGTTCTTCGGCCGGCCGGCCGCTCAGCCGCTCACGGTGCTGTTCGACTCTCAGGACTGGCGCCGGTTGCGCGTGCAGGGCCGGGAGACCGTCACGCGGGCCAGCGTGCGCGTGATCAGCAGCGTGGGCGGCCTGATCGAAGGGGCGCCCGGCTGGAATTACGTGGCCGGGAAGTCCGTGCCGTACCTGCCGAAGACCGTGATTCGCACGGCCGAGCATGCCGAGCACCCCACCTACAAGGCGAGTGTCACGCTGAGTGCGCCGGACGGGGTGGCCCTGGTCAAGAGCGTGAAACCCCTCCCGCCCAGCAGTGGGGTGGACAGCGCGGCGGAGACGGTGGACGACGACCTGACCACCTTCGGAACGCTGCAGAAGACGTCCGGCTTCGGGGCCAGCTGGCGCATCAGCGCCGGCGAGGGGAAGGGTCAGGTCATCGGGGCGCGGGTCACCTACCAGCTGACTCAGGCTGAAGGCGGGGCCGGGATTCGCCTGACCGTGGAACAGAACAGCGTGAGCAGCGGCAGCTGGCGGGACAGCGCGATTGCCACACTGGACCTACCGGCAGGGGACAGCAGCACCACGAACACCGTGACGCTGCTGCTGCCGCCGGATGCCCGGCACGGCGCGTTCCAGTTCTTCAAGGTCGAGCTGGGGCACAAGAAGCTGAACGACGCGAACACCACGCTCCGCATTCACGACGTGACCTTCCTGGTTGTGGATGAGGACGCTGCCCTGAACGTCGCCCGGGGTGCGCTGTACGTGCCCTACAGCGCCCCGGCCGAGATCACCCTGGATGAACTCCGGGACCCGAGCCCCATGGTGACCGTGCTGGGCAGTCCGCAGGGGGACGTGACCGGCCCGGCCGCCCTGTTCGACTACGCGCACCTGCCCGGCCGGCCGCTCACGACCATCGTGAAGATCGGCGCGGGCGGGCAGAGCGAGACCGCCCGTGAGGTGCAGTGGATGGTGAAATCGTGAGTTTCGAGGTGATCACCCGCACGGGCACGGTCGTGCCCCTGACCACCTGGGTGAACGGCATCGAATTCCAGCCCCGGCAGCGGGCGTACGCGATCACGCACGGCCGCGCGGTGGACGCCCCGAACTGGGGCGTGTTCGGGGACGGCCTGGAACAACCCAGCGCGGTGCAACTGCGCGTGCACATCGACCCCGCCCGGTACCCCAGCCGCGCCGCACAGCGGCAGGCGATTGAGGCCATCGATGACGTGATCACGCAGGGCGCCGTGCTGCGGAACATCCCGGATCTGCGGGAGTACGCGGTGTTCGGGGGGCGCATCACCAGCGAGGCGCCCACCGAGGACAGTTACTGGCTGGAACTGACGTTCTGGCCCACGCAACGCCGCGCGGCATTCGCAGACGGGTTCCCGCTGGGCGCCCTGAAGGTCACAGCCTACGGCGCGGGAAACGCCACGGTCGAACCCCTGCCGGGCGTGACGACGCAACCCAGCACGTTCCAGCTTGTGGGCGGGGACGGCACGACATTCACCTTCGAGACCATGGAGGCCACCTATGCCTGATCAGGTTTTCACCACCGGGAACGCAAACGTCCAGGCGTTCACGAACGCCACCGCCTACGCCCAGTCCCGCGCGCAGGCCGCCGAACAGGAACGCGCCGCGACCGAAGCGGCCCGCCTGGCGCTGCCCACTCAGGTGCAGGCCCTCACCGCCCCGGCCGTGAACGAAGCGAACGCCGCCGCCGCTGCCGCCCGCGTGGCGGCCGGACTGGCCGGCAGTGTCGGCACTGAAGCGGAACTGGTGGGCAAACCAGCCGGTCAGTACCGCGTGGGCGTGAACCTCGTCACCTGGAACGGGAACAGCGTCACGGCCAGCACGCCCGCCCTGGCAACCGCTGAGCAGGCAACGGCGGCGCAGGACGCGGCCGATACGGCTCAGGCGCAGGCCGATAGCGCCTCTGATCGCGTGCAGGCGAGTGTGGCGGGGCTGGATGCCCTGACCCTCACGGCGGGGCGCGTGCAGACCGAGTTGGGCGCGTTCGACGTGATCCCGGAGGCGGGGCAGGCCGTGAACGGCGGCACCGTGCGTAGCATCGGCGTGCCGGGATACGTGGCGAAACTTGGTACGAGCGGCCCGCTGGATTTCCGCCTGTTCCGCCCGGACCTCTCGGGGAATGGTGCAACTCAGAACACCGCGAAGCTCCAAGCGGCCATCACGGAGGCCGTAACAAACCACGAGAGCGCCGACCTGCTACTCCCCCCCGGCTTATTGCGTGTATCTGGTGCCATGATCGCAGAGGCCGCGCCGGACATTTACCGTAGCCTGACGATCCGTGGCGCGGGAACTGGCGTCACCCGAATCGTCCAGAATGCTGACGCCGACCTCATTAGTACCGACCTGAAGGGGCAGGGCACACTGACAGTGAGGGACGTATCACTGCTGGCAGACGTAATGATGGTGGATGGTGCCGCCGTTCGGATGCCCGAGGGGGGGTATCGCATCCCGGCGCTCATCATGCGCGACGTGGAAATCCTGAGCAACGTCGGGCAGTGGCGATACGGGGTCCGCACGAAAAATGCGATTGAGCCATATTTCAGCAAAGTCATGATCCGGGGTCAGCCGCTCTCCTGGCAGGCCAATTCCGGGAAGTGGATGGACGGCATCTACATCGAGGCGGACGCCCCGAGCATGGCGGTCAAGATGCACGCCTGCGGCATCTATCAGGTGCGGCGCGGCATCTGGGCGGACAACAGGGGGAATCCGGGAATTGAGGGCCTACAGGTCAGCCTGTGCGACATCGTGGATGTGATGGAGGGGATCAGGTTCGAGAACTCGGCCCCCTACTCGCCGCCGCAGGTGTTGGTCACGGGGGGGCACATGAATTTCCGGCAGTACGGCGTATTCGTGAATAAGGGCGTGCAGATTCAGATTGACAACCTGCTGGCCTATGCGCGTGGGGTGGAAGCGGGGGAGCCTGAGGCGCTGGACGTGGCGGGGCGTATCGGGATTTATGTGCCCGAGGGCCGGAACGTACAGATCAGCAACGTGCAGATGTACTCAATCTTCGGCGGCGCACACGATTACGACGCGGTTGTGCTGGGGAACGTGCAGAAGGGGCAGATCACGAACGTTCACGCCGCGTTTAAGGGCGCGGCGGGGGCGGTCCTTTACCTGGGGGATCAGAGTGCCGACATTCAGTACGGAACGATTCAGCGGGAATCCGGCGTGGCGTGCGTATCTGACCTGGGAGCCGGTAATCGTAGCCTGGGTGGAATCATGCCGCCTGACCCCCTGGACGTGAAGTTGCCGCTGAACGTGACGGCAGCGCTGGACCTGACCCGTCTGCGGGCAGAGATCGTCAAGTTGCTCGGCTCAGGCACGGTATCGAGCATCACGCCTCTGCCGGGGCGACGGGTGACATTCGTGGCGGACAACCCTGTGACGTTCACCCACGCAGCCGGGTTGCTGCTGGCAGGGGATACCGATGCGACGATCACCGGAGGCCGCAGCATCACCCTGTACCACGACGGGGATACGTGGCGGGAAGCGGGGCGTAGCTAATATGGGCGTATGCGTTCCCCATTGTTTCGTCAGCGCTGGTGGCTGAGTCCCGCCGCCGTGGGGATTATCAGCCTGATCATCTCCCTCCTATCGCTGTTACCGAGTGACCGTTACTACCGGCGAGTGTTTGGGGAGATCGGGCGCGTGGACGCCCTGACCGGTATCTGGGTGATCCTGTGCAGCGTCGGGTTTCTCGGCGGAGTGCTGGCTATGCGGCTCGCCACTGACAAGTTTGGTGGGTCGCAGCAGGCGACACAGCGGGCTGTCAGGCGCACGCCAGAGCTGCGGTTGCTGTCCCTGGCAACGCTCGGCGTGCTCCTCAACGCCTACGCCCTGTTCGTGCTCGTGAGGCATTTCGGTCCCGGCGGGTTCCTCAACGCCCTTCAGGGCATCTCGACAGTGGATCTGCGCCTGACGGTGTACTACGTCCTCAAAAACGCAAACATCGGTTGGGCGCTGGCGTTCACCGTGCCCATCATGGCGGTGCTCAGTACGGGGATCCTGCGGCTGCGCCGCTCGGGGCGGGATACCGTCCTGCTGACGATGCTGGCTACCATGATGGTGGCACTGAACGTGGTGGTCAGCATCGCCACGCAGAGCAAGGGCGGCGTGCTCAGTCTGGTGATGGTGATCGTTGTGGCGCTGCTGCTCGACTGGCAGCGACCCGTCCGGATCACCGCCAAGCGTGTCCTGGGCGTGGGACTCCTAGGTGGAGTGCTCGTCGGGTTCGCGGCCACTCTCCAGGCCCGGCGTGGCCTGGACATCACGAGCATGGAGAGCATCACGCGCGAGGTGGCTGGGTACGTCATCGTCGGGTTCAATCGCCTCGCGTACCTCATGCAGGGTCGGCTGGATATTCCCAATATGGATGTCGGGTTCTGGACGAACCGGTGGTACTGGGGTCTGCCGGGCACGGGACTGGTCAACGAGGGGATCGTTGCTGCTGGGTTTGACGTGCCGACTGGGGCGTTCGACTCGTGGCTGCAAACATTCCAGGCCGTCCGGGTGGCGGGTCTCGATCCCACGTACATCTGGGTGACGATTTTCGGAGAGGTGTACGCTGATTACCGTTGGTGGGGACTGTTGTGGTTTGTGGCATACGGCGCAGGATGCCAGTGGTTATTCTCGCGCCTGGGACGCGGCAGCCTCGGCGTGCATGCCCTGTATGCGTGGGTGGCGATCAGCAACCTCCAGTGGTACAGCGGCGCGACCGCCACAACTCGCGGACTCCTGTTCGGATTATTGATCATGGCGTATTTGTCCATCCCGATTCGCCCTCCGCGACGTGTGCGCATTACGGCCCCCCGGTCCAGGATCCTGTTGCATGGCCGACCCCTCCCCCGCATCGTCTGGAGGAGATCCCACTCACGCGCCCGCTAGCACACAGAATCAAGCTCGTTATCGGCCCCCCGCCTCTGCGCGGGGGTTCGTCATTCCGGCCCGTCTGCTTCCGCCCAGGCGGGCCGCTCCCATTCCCTGGCGGCTGAGGTGTTCATGCGACAACTCCGACTCTGGGCCGCCGTGGTGACACTGGCGGCCTTCCTCATCCCCTCGCTAACCGTCGCCCAGTTCGCGGTGCCTCAGCAGGTCTACTGCATGCCGAGCGTCTACCGGGACCGCGTGATCAGTGTGGGGTGGTACGAGGCCGTGATCCGCGCCGCACCCGGCTGCACGCGCCCCGCCCTGGTCCGCAAAGAGAACGTCCTGACCGGCAGTGTCATCGGCGACCCGGACCTGATTCCCCTGGGCGAGGTGGCCCGCGTGTGGGTGTTCACACACCGCCTGACCTACACCCTGGACGGCCGCACCTGGCGGCGGGCGGTGGTCCGGTGA